TTAAACCCATACCCAACAAAGAATAAGTCAAAACCATCCAAGAATCTTGGTAGTTCTTTCAAATCCATTATTGCCACAGAGTCATCCCCATTGTTAACTAATTTGAAATCAAGCCCTAGAGCCTCTTTCCAATGTAGTAAAACGCTGGTCATCAAAATCACATTCCCAACAGAAGTGTTCATATCACCGGACATCCTTCCAGTTGCTTTATATTCAAAATCATAGGTATCACCTTTACCCTTGCAATAATTCACAAGTTGGCATCGAAGTAAGTCATAAAGTTCACGATTCCCAGGAAACAATCTCTTGTAAACTGAGTGCTCATAATCTAATGCGTACTCCGACACATGTTGGTCAAACCTGCTAGCATCCAGCCCTACCGCCACTGGACAAGAAAAGGAATTCCATTTCTTTACTATCTGCCGTGCCATCGCTGGCAAGGTACAATGCTTAAACACTGTCTCTTCTCCCCATAAAGCGTCTATACCCTTGTAAATGGCCAATTCATTACGTTTATTGATGTACTGACCAAGGAGTATGTTATATTTCGGTGATCTTGGTGATATAATTCTAGGGTCCTTGTCCGCAGTTTGCACTAGTTCCCATTTCACAAAAATGTTAACATGCACATCCTTTGGCGCAAGTTTCCTATTATCAATCAACTCCTGGAGTGCTTCAGCATAGACCTGGTATTTACCCTTAGGTCTGCTTTCCACAAACTCCTCTGGAGTGATCTTCTTCACCTTAACCTCACGAGCTAACCGCCTCCCCACGCTCCATACGTCACCGTACCACACTGGAACAAGCTTCTTACTGTGAAAGAACTCAGATTTCTCCAAGTTTTCCATAGGTCGAATTTCAAGAAAATCGATTAATCGTTCTCTGAGCCAATGGTACTTACCTAAAAGCTCGTCGTACGAAAACCCGGGATTCTTGATCATCAGGACTCTATTTACTATCCCGATGAACATGTTGTGCGATGATGAGTTAAAACAGCTCCACTGCCCGACTAC